ACTCACAAGAAAACCCGCATCATTTCTATGGTGCAAACTATGCAGAGTGGAAAACCTCTGACAACCTTGTAGAAGTAATCGATTGGTTTCGCAAACCACGTCAAGGTGGTGCGGCTTACACTATCTGGCTAGTTCCTGGTCATAAGTCTTCTAAGTATGAAATTCGTTGGTATGCTCCTCAAGTAGAAGGCGCCATCGTCCTCGGTACTTTTGTTAAGAACAAGATCTGGATGTCAGACGAGGAGCTAACAGCATGAAGCAACTCGATTACTATCAGATAGGTCTGCTCAGTGTTCTGGTCGACAAAAAGATGGATAGTCTAGAACAAGCCATCGAAAACAAACGTACCAGTCCGTTTACAACCATGGCTCTAAGCGAATATGCAGAAATCGATGCCATTCTTAAAGATATGAAATCTCAGGCTAACTGATGAGCTCTAATGAGCGAAACCACAGCGATGTGGTCTTAGTCAACAACAGGAGAACACTATGTTCGAAGTAATAGCATGCAGTGATGCCAAGTTCCCACATGCGATCCTAGACCCGAATGGTGAAATCATGGCACTTTTTCATTACGAATCCGATGCCGAGAAATATGCGGATTGGATGAACAGAACGGGGCAAGTATGACCAACGAAGAACTTAAACAACTAGCTGACACGCTCAGCGATAAGATGGCAGACGAATTCCTCGATGACACAATCGAGCGTCTTCGTGATGTTGCCACTGAGTATTCCGTGCCCGAAGATCTCGATGATGTAGTAGAGATGGAAGGCATTGCTTTACAGATGTTCGTGAATAAAATCAAAGATCGCATCGATCGTTTTTATTAACAGTATCAAGATTTAAACTATTTTACATAGTGATATGAGATAGCTGTAATCTGTGGTATAATGTTTATGTAGTAACTTAATTCTTAACTTTTAATACGGAGTAAATCATGACAATAATGCATGTATTACCGCCTACTACCATTCGTGTAGAGGTTGCAGCAGGCAAATACGTCCTTGGCGATCCTTGTTATGTAGTTCCTGACTTGGATTGGCAAGATCTTCTTAAATCTTGTGAATATTTCGAACAACCTATTGGTGAAGTACATGGCCATCAAGTTCTTGGTTTTTCAACTCGTTGGGGCGATGGTACATATGCCGATAATCAACACAGACACTATCCTGTAGATGCAGGTTTAATTGGTTTAGTACCTATCGAATATGCAATAGGTGTTGATCCTGAATTATCACAAGTTGTTGAATTTAAAAACTCAACAACTTGCACACGCACTTCAGATGGCGTACTTACATTTGGTAACATAGTTATTAACACGGATTCCTCATATGAAGAATGACACTACTAAGCTAGTATACGTTTTAATGGAAGAGGTAGACCCGATTGCGGTCTACTATCGTAAACTCGATGCCCAGAATGATGCAATTAAGTATCAACTTCATAACTGGACCATTATAGCCAGGGAGTTAGTATGAACTTCGAACACGATTTTTCAGGAGATGATGACCTCAAGCAGGCATACTCCTATGATCGCCCGTCTTGGATGGTCATGAATGCGCTTATGAACGGTTTTATGGCAAACGGATTAACCGAAGAACAAGCTCGTGTATTATTTAGTTCTAAGGCAATCAGGCATGCCCTCGACCAATCATTTGGAGAAGCCCTAGAAGCAATGGCATACCATTTCGGTATTACCATTTCAAATCAATATAAACACGAGCCTTGGCTCAATGAGGAGTTAGTATGACCGATAAGCCCTTTTTAACGCATAATGATGACGATTCCATCACAGCCAACGGCACATCATTGCAAGCCTACTTACATAATTTGCCATATACCACATTGGTTGATATGTTTGGCGAACCTTCTGATCATTTTGATGACTTCAAATGTGATGCCGAGTGGTACATAGAATTTCCCGATGGCGAAGTTGCTACCATTTATAACTGGAAAGACGGTAAGAACTATTGTGGTCCTTCAGGTAAAAACAAAGAAGAGATTCGCACATGGCACATTGGTGGAAAATCTCGTGATGTAGTACTAAGAATTCACCAATTGCTTAGCAAAACACCGATAAGTTACTGCTAAGCTGCTAATTGGTGTTATGATAGTTACCCGGCACAAAAAAGTGCCGGGTGAATAGTGCATAGTATTAAGTAAAGATTATGAACAAAAAAATCCCCAATGCAGAAACATCGGGGATTAAGAGGATAGACCAATGAAGTCATCTAACAATTTGAAGGAGCATTGACTTGGGTTTCAATGAACAAACAATTAGACCCGAACAATTATATCAGGACTTCCTAGAATCACGTAATTTTGATCAAGATGATATTAATGCCCTCGGTCTACAATATTTAAGCGAACAAGATACACAAACACTTCTCGGTTTTCCTGAGTTTTCGGCATCAGTAAAGATTCCGTATTTTGATATGGATGGAAACGAAACAGATTTTGTTCGCGTTCGCATTCTGAATCCGCGCGGAAAAAGAAAGTATAGCCAACGGCAGCATTCAGGCTCTCACATTTATTTTTCTAAAAACTCAATGTGGGCATCAGCCCGAACGAATTTAGGATTGCCACTTATTATTACAGAAGGTGAGTTTAAAGCTCACGCAATCACCAAGGCAATTCAAAAAGAAGGATTGCCGCATATCTGTTTAGCCCTTGCAGGTGTATCATCTTGGACCGACAAATCCAAGCTGCCAATTCACAAAGACCTAATGGCGATCCTATACAGTAAAGGTTTAGCCTCACGAGATGTGTATATTCTCTTTGATTATGACGGGAAATATGAAGACGGTGAGCCCAATGATCAGGTTGCATTGGAAGAGACTAAATTAGCAATTACACTTGCAGGTCTTGGAGCCAAAGTACATTTATGCCGCATTGGTAAGTTTAAGTCCATTAAAGGCCAGAAATATGCAATTGATGATCACCTAGAAATTGGTGGCACATTATCAGAGGTTTTAAATGATTGTATAGATCCAACCATGGTGAAGAATAGTGAGGAATACTATTTGTACACCGCTAGAACACAATGGGGAATATTTAACGGACAATGGGTACGCTTATCTGATGGCATGCAAATGAGCAGTCAAAGAATACGCACGGAACTTGCTAATCAGTCGTGGCTTCGTCCTGGGCCAAACGGTCGAATGACTATCGTAAAATTAGCAGATGCTTATCCCGCTTGGAGCAAGCGCCTGAATCTGAAAGGATTAGGCATGTTTCCACAACACCAAGGGTTTAACATTACGCCCGACGGCTACTATAATTTCACGAAAAACTGGAAATATGAGCCACTTGCAGGACCATGCGATCCATGGCTACATTGGTGCAAATACTTTTTTAAAGATGCTCCAGAGTTTGAAGAGTTTTTCCATAATTGGGTTGCACAGTTTTTACAAAAACCCTGGGAAAGAAACAATACAACCATTCAGTTTATTAGTCCGAGACAAGGCATTGGTAAAAGCTTTACTGTAGGTTGGATAGCAGAAATGATGGGAGAACTATCACTGTCATTAGGCCCTGATCGGTTATTTGAGAGGTTCAACTCATTCTTATTAAATCGCATATTGATTATTGTAGATGAGCCAAGCACTGACAATGCAAGGCATGCAGATACAGTGAAAAACTACGTAACCAATGACTCGATTCCTATCGAGATTAAAAACCAAGATGTGTTCTCAATTACAAATTACATTAACTATGCATTTACAACCAATCATGCAAAAGTGACTACAGTAAATGAAGGTGCAAGGCGGGAAGCCATTTATATTCCTCATTCATTAGACCCTATTGCATGTCATGCAATGATTCATGATGTTAAAACATGGTGTAAAGAAGAGCAAGGCTTTGAGCACATGATGCATTTTTACACAACAAGAGATCTTTCTACATTTGATTCACGAGCACCAGCGCCAATGACCGATCATAAGCAAGAAGTAATACAAGCCAGTAAGTCGGCATGGGCACAGTTTGCACAGGATGTTTGGGAATGGGTTGATTTAGAACTTGATGGTGTGGCAGCACTTAGTAAGAGTATGATGACCACATTGATTCGCTATTTTGACTATGAGTCAGCAAGACTCACAAGTCACAATATTAATAATTCATTTAATGAGCTTTGTTTTGTACAGCAGAATAAAGTGATTAAGAATCATGATGGACAACCAGTAAGATGTCTACTGTTAGGTAGAACCGCAAGAGACTTAAATGTGAACTATAAAGACGTATTAGACAAAACCAACCTTGCAATCGAGAAATTAATTCAGAGAACAAATTTTTAATTTATTTCATATGATGATATTCAAAAGTACAATTATGTGGTATAATGTACTTGTAGTTAGTAATACAGGTTGTAAGTTTAATTCGTAATTCTTAACTTTAATAAGGAGCTTTATATGGCACATATGATAGCCAAAACAATCGACGGCAAGGATGCTATTGCCTATGTCGGTGAAACACCATGGCATGGTCTTGGTCAACAATTAACCGCTGATGCACCTATCGATACTTGGGCAAAAGAAAGTGGTCTTGATTTTCAATTGTTAACCACACCTATTTTATTTCAACCTACTGCAGATAGAATTAACCATGTTTATAACGGTAAGACAGTAATCTATCGTAAAGACACAGCAGAAGCCCTAGGTATTGTGTCCAACCGTTACAAAATTGTACAACCTATTGAGGTCCTACATTTCTTTAAAGAAATTATTGGACCTGTTGCACAACTTGAAACAGCTGGTGTATTACGTAATGGTGCGCATTATTGGGCACTCGCTAAAATGGAAGGTGAATTTAACCTTGCAGGCGATAAAGTAATGCAGTATTTGTTATTAGCTTCATCAGCCGATGGTTCATTGGCAACACAAGCAAGATTGACTACGGTCCGTGTGGTATGCAACAATACAATGCAAATTGCACAAAATCAAGGTCAAGCAGTTAAAGTTAGACATAATTCCATCTTTGATCCTTCTGATGTGCTTAAGAAATTAGGTGAAATTAATGCTGGCTTTAAGGCATTTCAAACAACTGCCGAAACATTAGCACGGATTAAGTTGGACTCCGCAAAAGCCAAACAAATCTTTGTCAATGTATTAGGTGGTACCGAGGACAAACCAAGCCGCCAAGCATTACGTGCCTTGGATTTGTTTGAAGGTCGTGGTATTGGCAGTGATCTGGAATCAGCAAATGGTACTGCATGGGGTGCATTAAATGCGGTTACACAATTAGTTGATTGGGAAAATGCTAGAACCGATGATGCACGTATCCGTAGTGCATGGTTTGGTTATGGCGCGACACTTAAGCAAAAGGCATTGGATAACTTATTGCTAGCTGCTTAATATGGTGGGGCATAGCTAAACACTATGCCCCTTTTTGTTTATATGAAAGGAAACAGAATGTTTTTAGATAAATACAACATTCCACAATGGTTAGAAGTTATAGCTTTGGCTGTAACAGGAATTGTACTAGGTTGCATGTTTGCTTATGGGATACTTGACCTATGAGAACACCTTTAGCATGGCATCAGAAACGTCAACAGGCAGAAATGTCACACGTTGCAGAAATCGTTCTTGATTTAATTCGAGAACAAGGGCCGATTAAGATCACAGACTTAGCTACAGCAGCTGAAAAAGAACGAATCGGTTCTAGAGCTCACATTTACATGAACCTAACTTGGCTTCGAAACAATGATTATGTGAAGGTTGAAAACCCGAATAATAATCTACGAATTAAAGAGTTGTCGGTCTCTGATAAAGGTACGCAATATTTAGAGTCGGACAATGGTTGATTTTTCAACTATAGAATACACGTATTGGGAGCCCGGAATGAAGAAAGAAAAAGTCTTTATTGATTGGTCTACAATCGAATTTTTAGTTGATCAACTAACCACGCAAATTCGTAAAAGCGGTAAGCAATATGATGCAGTTGTTGGTGTCCTTAGAGGTGGATTGGTGCCTGCAGTAATGCTTAGTCATCGGTTAAAGTTGCCTATGTATGTAGTTTGGCCTGATTCACAATTAGGCGACGGTTTACCTAATTTATTATTTGTTGATGAAATTTATGATACAGGTAAAACCATAAACCGTTTGCAAGCATGTCACCCATCTGCGGATTTTGCAGTGTTATATCATAATAGTGACTTACCGCCTTTAAAGTTTTACGGCACAAAACAATTATTAAATAAATGGTTGGTCTTTCCTTGGGAGATAGAATGACTTCATTCACTACAGAAGATCGTGAAAATGCAGCAAAAACACGTTATTGCTCATCATGTATTTCTTATCAACCTGCAGAAACAGGACAAGTTATACAAACAGCAAACAAGCATATTAAACGTTGGCAATGTGCTAATTGCACAAATAAAGTTAGCGCACAGCAATTAAAAACAAAGAAAGACAGATAATGAGTATTATTCTGTACAATAAGCAAAAATGGGAAATTGCTTATGAGGATTGGGAAAGGCTACTTAAAACTGCAAAAGCCGAAGAACTTTTGTTAGACCCGAAAGCAATATGGGACGAGGCATGGAGACATGCATTCATGATCTCACTTAGTATTGTACATAAGCATGATGTGGCCAATAACACAAAGCCAATACAGGATGACCTATTAAAGGAGCTGAAATGACTGCAAATGAACTAGCTGATGTATTGGAAAACGATGACAGGCTTTGGTTTGTTAATGAAGATTTAATGGTTAAAACCTGTGCCATGCTACGCCAGCAACATTCTGAACTAAAAGAATTAAAGTTGGCTAGATTGGCTGATTTAGATGTTATCTTAAAACAGCGAGCTGAAATAGAGTTATTGTTTAAAGAAATACCTGAATTTGAAAAAGTCTTTAGCAATGAACCAGTAGCGTATGGAAAGTATTTAGAAGAACATGATTATTGGGTAACGGCAAGCGGTATTATTCCAAACCCAAAAGAAGGTTATGTTCCACTCTACACCCATCCAGCAAAGACACTAACAGATGAGGAAATAGAGGAAGTGTTTAGAACTGTGGAGCAAGACTTTGCTTTAACAGAATCTAAAAAATCCGATGGTGGTTGGAGAAACTTTCCTGTTGAATTGGGCAGAGCAATACTAAGAAAGGCACAAGAGAAATGAAGTCAGATAAAAAGAACATAAGCAAGGAATCTTTAGAGAACCTCCTAATTACTTTGATGCAATGCAAAGATGAAGATGGATTACTCTTAAATATCAATCCAGCAAATGCGTTTCAAGATTGGTTAATTGAAATGTATCCCGAGTCTATGCGCAAGCATTGGTTTAATATGCACAGCTATGTAAAGGCACAAGAGAAATGAATCAAGACATATTTGGCAAAGTCCGAGAGTTTAGAACAAAATTAAAACTCCCAGTTTCTAATAAAGCTCAGCTTTTAGATCCTGTTGATATTAGCTTTTATGCCCGCTTTTTAATGGAAGAACTTAGTGAATTGATGAAAGCGCATGAAAAAAATAACTTGGTTGATGCTGCTGATGCTATTGCTGATTTGGCCTATGTCACAATGGGTTGTGCTCATCATATGGGGATTAACCTACCTAAAATTCTAAATATTGTGCATGAAGCCAATATGAAGAAAGAACCCGGAACTACAAGCCGCGGTTATATACAAGATGCAGTTAAGCCTGAAGGATGGACAGGCCCTGAAGACATGATTGCATTAGAGCTGTTAAACCAGTGTAGATAGGAGAAAACAATGAATAATGCATATATTTGGACAGCTGCAGGTACTGACATTACAATCCGTTGGCGTGCAAAGTATGGTTGGGTTCCACCATCAGAGCTGCAAGAATACAAAGACAAATGGAAGTTTTTCCAAAACTTACCTTTGCGTAATTTAGATGATGCAGCCAAAGAACAATACGAACAAGTGCTTCGTAAAGCAAAAGTCATGCGCATCAAATGATATTTAGAAAATTAAAACTTCGTCGATCTAGAACCCGCATGTCAGCCATGCGGCGACAACATAGAAATTTTACGCGATTTTTTAATCAATATCATGCATTTAAGACTCGTCTTCGTTATGGCAGGCGTAAACCTGTACATTGGTGGAAAAAATAATGTTTACTATTTATCAAAGTATGGTATAATGTAAACACTTAATTCAAAACTCTAAATACAAGGATACCAAATGAATATTTTCTTTTTGCATTCTAATGCTAAAATGGCTGCTATATTCCACTGTGATAAACATGTGGTTAAGATGATTATAGAGTCAGCACAGCTTTTAGCCACTGCTCATCACGAACACGGCCATCCAGTTTCCTACAAACCAACACATAAGAATCATCCATCGGCCGTATGGACTAGAGAATCTAGACTTCATTACAACTATGTCTATGACCTAGCTATTGCATTGTGTAAAGAGTATACAAAGCGCTATGGTAAGACACATGCAACAGAACACATACTTAAAAAAGAGTTATCAGTTGCTCCTCCTTCTCTTACATTTAGTGGTTGGAAAAATCCACCACAATGCATGCCAGATGAATGCAAAACAGATGATACGGTCCAAGCATACCGCCAATATTATCGCTATAAGAAAAATATTATGGTTATGAAATGGAATAAAGATAAAGCTTATGCGCCTGATTGGATGAGGCACCATGCTTAATAAAAATAAATGGGATTTAAGGTATTTGGAAATGGCTAAATTGGTATCTACATGGTCCAAAGACCCATCAACCAAATGTGGTGCGGTTATTGTGGATCCAAATAACCATATTGTTAGTGTTGGCTTTAATGGTTTTCCTGTATATGTTGATGATAAGCCTGAACGCTTACATGACCGTGAACTAAAGTATGCAATGACAATTCATGCCGAGAGAAATGCAATTATCTTTGCTCATCAAAACTTATATGGTTGCACAATGTACACATACCCGATGCAAGCTTGTAGTGAATGTGCTGCAATGATGATACAATCAGGAATAACTAGACATGTAAGCTTTAATAAAAGGCCTGAAAGGTGGAATAAATCATTTCAAATAGCAAGCGACATGTTTAAAGAAGCATTTGTAGAAATAAAACTTTATGAGGAAAACCAATGAATTTATCAGAGCTAATTAACCAATTAGTAGAAGTAAAGCAACAAAGAGCTGATCTTGCACTACAAGATAGTGATTTATCTAAACAAGCGGCACAATTAGAAGCAGATATTATGCATGCCATGTCAGAGGCAGGCACAACCAAGGCGGCATCCGAAGCTGGTCATTCAGTTACTATGTCTAAAAAGACTGTACCCGTTATTACGGATTGGGAATCTTTTTATGAATATGTTTCCCAAACCAAAAGCTTTGATTTGCTCCATAAACGTTTAAGCTCTACAGCGTTTAAGGATCGAATCGAACAAGGTGAACAAATCCCCGGTTCATCGGCTACTGAATTATGGGGAATTAACTTAACTAAGTCACGTAAATAAGGAACTAAAATGGCTAAAAACGAAATTGTAACTTTTGAATCCGAACTTGCTAAATTAGCAGAGCAAAGTATTGCAGCAGAAAAAAGCTCTGCAGGTGTTTCATTCATTACAACCAGCGGTGGTACATTAAAGTATCGTGATAACCCTATTGCAAAGAATGAATTGGAAGTCGTTGTATTGGCATCCCCAATCGAGCGTTTGTACTATACATCACGTTATGATCCAACCAATAATGCACCTCCTACATGTTTTGCTCTAGGCTCTACATTAACAGGACTAAAACCAAGTCATTTATCGGATACTCCACAATCAGAATTATGTGAAACATGCCCTAAAAATCAATGGGGTAGTGCTTCAAATGGTGGTAAAGGAAAGGCTTGTAGTGAAAAGCGTCGTTTATTCCTAATGACAGCTGATTCTATTGCAACACCAGAAGCAGTAAATATGGGTGAAGTGGCAGCTCTTCGTATTCCAGTAACTAGCGTTAAAGGCTTTGCAACATATGTTCAAACGGTGGCATCAACGGTTAAACGACCATTGGCAGGAGTTGTTACTAAGATTGCATTGGTACCTGATCCTAAAACACAATTTAAGATTCAGTTCACCTTTGTTAAAGCCATTGAGTCTATTGACATTGTTAAAGCTTTATTGGCAAGAGGTGAGAAAGAAGTAGCCAATGCTATCAATTCACCAGATGTAGAAGGTGAACCAGAAGCGCCTGCATTAACATCATCAAAGTATTAAGATGACAGATCCAATCTTTTTGGATTTTGAGACAGAAGCCATCGGGCCAAGACCGGAACAGTATCCGCCTAAACCCGTTGGCTTGGCTGTTTTAGATCGTACAAACCAGTTTAAATCTGGATATTACGCATTTTGCCATGATAGTAACAATAATTGCACTTATGAAGATGCAAGAAGACTACTAATTCGTATATGGGAATCAGGTAGATCTATTTGTTTTCATAATGCAATGTTTGATATGTCAGTCATTACTGAGAAATTTAACCTACCTTTTATTTCTGCAGAAAGAGTACATGATACCTTGGTATTAGCTTTCTTGTACAATCCATATGTCAGAAGTTTATCATTAAAAGAACTATGTGTTGAATGGCTTAATATACAGCCTGAAGAGCGTGATCAGCTCTTTGAATGGCTAGTCAATCACATACCTGCAGTTGCCAAAAAGCCTAAGACCGCTGGAGCTTACATTGCCCGTGGTCCGGCGGACCTTGTAGGAATGTATGCAGAGGCCGACGTTGCATTAACAGCCAAGCTATGGGACTTTACCTTAACTGTTAGACAGCATATGCCACGGGCCTATCTCAGGGAAATTGAGCTAATGCCTGTTTTATTGGAAAACTCTAAGTTAGGTATCCGAGTGGATAGAGACGGTCTGAATCAGTCATTGGAGAAAGCCAAGGCAGATATTTTTCAATGTGAGGTCTGGTTGAATAAATACTTTAATGCAGACGATATTAACTATAATTCTGGTGCTCAGCTGGTTCAAATCATTCAAAATAAAGGTTGTTATGACAAGAACAAAAAATGGCCAACGAGTGATAAAGGTACGCCTTTGTCAGATAAAGATACACTTGCAAATCTGATTACAGATCCTGAGCTATCATCCGTTCTACGGCATCGAGATGTGTTGGTCAAATTGACAGGCACATACATCGAGCCATGGTTAGAGCAGTCTGCTTCTACAGGTCGGATTTATACAGAGTGGAATACGGTGAGAGGTGAAGCAGGAGGTACTAGAACAGGCCGGTTATCATCAAAGCCGACTCTACAGACAATGCCTACACGAGGCCCAAAGACTCCTCTACCCTCCGAGATTCGTGATCTTATTATACCTAAGGTTCGTGAGTACATTCTGCCCGATGAAGGCCATTCCATGATTGCCTGTGACTACAATGCGCAGGAGCTTAGATTGTTTGCCTACTTTGAGGATGGAAAACTAAAGCAGCAATACCTTAAAGACCCTAAAGCTGATCTACATACATTCAGTAAAAACTTAATGAGTGAAAAAGTGGGTAGAGACATTCCTCGTGATTATGTAAAGACTCTATCATTCGGTATTTTGTATGGTGCAGGCCCTAAAAAGCTATCTGAGATGCTAAGAATTCCGTATGAAGAAGCTAAAGAACTCGTGGATCTTTACAAAACAGAGGTTGCTACAGGTCTGCCTAAAATTAATGAAGATCTTATAGCTAGATACAGAGCAAAGATACCATTTAAGACAGTTGGCGGACGTCTAATAAAAGGCGAACCGCCAAAGATAATCCATGGTAAATTAATGGAATTCGGATTTAAATCTCTTAATACATTAATTCAAGGATCTGGTGCTGATATGGCAAAGAAAGCTATGATTGATTATGCCAAAGTAGCTACGCATTCACGGCTTTTACTATCTTTGCATGATGAAATTGTTATTACTTGTCAAAAAGGGTATGAAGAGCAAGAGTCTAAAAAACTAGAATTAAGTATGGTCAATGCATTTCCAATGGATGTCCCTTTTATTGCCGAGGCTGTAATAGGCAACAACTTTGCAGAAACTAAATAAGGAGCAATATGTCTATTAAAACAGAACAAGAAGTACAAGAAATGATGGAAGGTAAAGATGCGCCATTAACCGATATGATTTATGGCATTCCACAACAGCCTACTCATCGTGATACAGATATATTGCCTGAACCAAATGGTTTATTAAGAGGTGAAAGTAATCCATTACAGTTATTTATTAACATGTATCAACCCGGCGAATTTGTTACTAAAGAACAGTTTAGAAAGCACTTACTTCAGATTTTAAATAATTGGCATAAGTCAATGACTGAAAAAGAAGAATGGGCTGGAAATCGTCAGCTAGGAATATCTTTAAAACAAACATCTCCTCATGCGCAATGGGGCGATAAGTTTAAAGGATCTATGTTTTATGTAAAAGCTGAGACACATTTTGAAAAATGGTTATTTGATGACACTATGACCACAGAAAAGAAATCAGTAGGCGCATTAAACCAAAAGCAACTGCATAAAGCCTTAGATGACTTTATTGCTACATTCAAGGAAGCAAAGTGAAACGAATCGACGAACTTGCACTTTTAGAAGATCAATTCTCTAAAGAACAAAAAAGAGCAACATTAATTATGCTTATTCTTCAAGCAATTGAAAATGTCGAAAAGCTTATTGAGGGCAATCCTGAATTTATAGAGTCCCCAATGGCATACAATTTAGTTGGTGGAATTATTGATCAACTTAAAGCATCAGTTCCAACTATTTATAAACCTGCAGAGTATTCTCTTGAACAACAAATGAAATGTGGTGAAGGGCAACCTGCACAACCATTATTCGGAGGTAGATATGGAGACTAGTCTTAAAGAAGTTGAACTTGTCTTTAAAGTCAAAATTGCAACATATAAAGTTAAAGAACTTGTAGAGCATCAAACTGAATTTTTGAATTCTTTTCAAGATGTAATTAACAGAATTTTGTATACAAATGGTATTTCATCAGATTCTGTTTTAACACTAAGCGGAGAAGAATAATGGCTGAGCAATCGGATTTTCAAAAGCAGTTCTTTGCCAAAGGAACAGGCGGTACTTTATTTACTCAAAAAGAGTTTGATGATGCCTTGGTTATGGCTAAAGCTGAAATTATGTCTATGGCAATTGAAGCATCTAAAATGGCAGTTGCAATGGAACGTGAAGCATGTGCTAAATTAGTTGATGAAGAAGCACTTGATCATACAGACCCGCCATATGCAGAGCATTTTACAGAACTAGCAGCTCGTATTCGTAACCGCATACCTAGTCAGGTGAAACAATGAACAATGAATGGGAAGAATGGGTTAAATCTCGAAAAGCATTCTTAGGTCAACATCATCCTTTATGTAATTTCTTTTTAGATGATCCTGCAGATACATGTACTATGTGTAAAGACTTGCATAAAGAATTCCCTAAAGAAAAAGGACCGATTGAAGAGCAAATTAAAGCACATTTTCCTGATGTAAAAAGGATTGACAATGAAACTTAGACCAGAAGCAATTCGTCATCGTATGGATATGAGTGGGTTAATTACTCAATACGCAACTACTATTCAATTAATGACAGGTGAAATTAGTCAAAAGTTTGAAGATCGTAATTATGAATCCGTGCCATTAGCTGCTTTTGTACATGTATTTAGTGATCGTGATTTAGAGAATTTTGTAGACTTCATTGTCCAATTTACGTATGATGAAACGTTTAAAATGATAAAAAGAAACATGGAAAATGTAGAATGATCCATTCATACTCCGCAGTTAAAATGCATGAGCAATGTGCTCGTAAATATAAATTTGTCCGTATTGATAAGCTTCAGGATAAATCAGGTGAAGCTGCCAATCGAGGCAAGATGATTCATGAAGAGATTGAGACCATTCTTAAAGGCGGTCTTCCAATGCTTTCAGAAGATATTGCTTATTTAGATGACAAACTTGCCAACTGGTTAAAGCTTAAAGCTGCATCTGAAATGACTATTGCCGTTGATAAATTATGGAATCCTGTTTTATACAATGATCCTACAGCTATGTTTCGTGGTGTGATTGACTTATACATAGAAAATGGCCCTGAAGCTACTATCATTGACTTTAAAACAGGTAAGCATCGTGATTATTCGGATCAGGTATCAGTATACGCAGCATTGATCATGTCATGTAAACCTAATATTGAATATGTTAAAACTGCTATCGAGTTTCTTGATCTTGCTAAAACAGATGAATACAAATTAATCACAAGAGCAGACTTGCCGACTTTACAAGTTCAGTTAAAACATCGGCTTGAAAATGTGGAAAAGGATAAGATTTTTGCGCCTAATCCATCATTCTTGTGTAATTACTGCAATTTTAGCAAGAAAAGTGGCGGCCCATGTAAATGGTAACTAAAGTACTTGAACGAGATCTGGAAAGACATTTTTCAGCAGAATGCAAACGCTTAAAGATTACATCAATTAAGCTGCATTTAAAGTTCAGTACAGGATACCCTGACCGTCTTGTTGTTTTGCCGTTTAATAAAGTGCTATGGATTGAGCTAAAAACACTAACAGGAAAGTTATCCGCTAGACAAGAACATATACATATGTTATTACGATTACATCATCATTGCGTACTCGTATTAAGAACAAAAGAGGAAATTACCAATGCTTTGGAAGCCACACGAGTACCAAACAAAAGCAATTAAGTTTCTCCTAGAAAATGGTTCAGGCCAATTATGGCTAAGCCCAGGGCTAGGAAAAACCGCAATTACGCTTGAAACAATCAAGTTATTAATTGAAGCCAATGCAGTAAAGAAAGTCTTAGTTATAGCGCCTTTACGACCTTGCTATGCAGTTTGGCCTGATGAAATACAAAAATGGGATAACTTTAAAGACATTACTTGCAGTGTGCTTCATGGCCCTCAGAAAGACAAGAAAATCCATGATAAGGCAACCATTCATGTGGTTAACTTTGATGGTCTGGCATGGTTATCCAATACCTTTAGAAGGTTAGGAGTTAAACTACCTTATGACATGCTTATTGTGGACGAAATAAGCTATTTAAAAAATACTCGTACACAAAGATTTAAGTCTTTAAGCCCTTTATTAGATCACTTTCCTAGACGAATTGGATTAACAGGATCTCCAGCATCTAATGGATTAATGGATATATTTGGGCCACAGCTTGTAATTGACCGTGGAGCCACGTTTGGTAAATATGTAACACACTTTAGAGCAAACTACTTCTATCCTAGTGGGTATGGCGGTTATACATGGGCTTTACAAACAGGTGCCGAAGAACGAATTTATGAAGCATTGGCTGATAAAGTATTAAGAATGTCGGCTGAAGACTATCTAGAACTACCTGAGCTAATCACCAATAAAGTATATGTGGATCTTCCGCCTGAAGCATTTAAGAAGTATAAAGAGCTTGAAGACAAGCTATTACTTGATATAGAAAGTGGCCAAGTTACTGCATCTACAGCAGCAGTTGCTATTGGTAAATGCCAGCAAATTTCTAATGGGGCAGTCTATTTAGACGGATCAGAGCGCGAAGTACAGCATATACACGATGCTAAACTGGAAGCGGTGATTGATATAGTAGAAGAACTATCAGGGCAACCATGTCTGATTGGCTACCATTTTAAGCATGATTTAGATAGACTTAAGAAAGCATTCCCATCTGCACCAGTGATTGGATCAGGAGTTTCAGGCGATAAGCTAACTAAGATTATTAATGTATGGAATGAAGGTAAAACTCCTGTGCTTCTTGCTCATCCACAATCTGCAGGACATGGCTTAAACTTACAAGGAGCTGGTCATGCTGTGATCTGGTTTAGTAATACTTGGTCCTTAGAAATCTATGAGCAGTTTGTAAGACGACTCTACCGTCAAGGACAAAGAAATAACATTATCATTCACCAGATTATTGGTAGAAAAACTATTGATGAAGCTATTATTAAAGCAATTGAAGGTAAAGATAAGACGCAACAAAGTCTTATGAATGCAGTTAAAGCATATGCAAAAGAAAAATAAGTGTTTACTTATAAGTAAACACATGGTACAATGACTTGTCGTTAACTAAAAAGGATAAACCATGAATCAAGCAGATAAAGATGCACAAAAATGGATGGAAGCCAATGCAAAATGGCAAGAACGAGAACTGTACAAAGCTAAAGAAACAGGAAATCCATATTACATTAACCAACATGGCGATGTAGTCATCGAAAAGGATAAAAAAGATGATAGATAATCTTTATGTTTATATAGCCTCTCCGTTCTTTAATGAAGTTCAAACTAGACGCTTAGAGAATGTAAAAGAAGTTCTTGAAGATAAACAAATACCATATTTTAGCCCTAAAGATGAAAGTCTTTTTGTGCCGGGTGTAACTACACCAGAAGAAGTATTTGACTCCAATATGAAAGCATTAGAGAAAACAACCTTGCTAGTCTGTATTACTGATGACAAGGATACAGGTACAATCTTTGAGGCAGGCTATTGTAGTGCCAAAAACATTCCTATTATCTATCTTTGGACAACGGCACAAAAAGGTCAGAAGTTTAATATCATGTTAGCTGCATCTGGCTCTGTTTGCACATCATACACACAACTTCATGATGCATTAGAAGATGTATTGGAAACTCAGCGCTTTACTCGTAAGGATTGGTCTAAAGAGGCTATTGACTATGAATGAAAAAGACCTAGACTTCTTTATGAGAAGTTATTCATTAGAGCATACAAAACGTTACTCTATGAAACCTGTAGTTCATCCAGAATCCGTAGCTACTCATAGTTTCTTTGTAGCTCTTGGTGTTTTAATGATGTCTAAAGAATATGAATTTGATGTTGATATAGCATTAAAGATTGCTTTATGCCATGATTTAGCAGAGATGGAAATATCAGATGTTAACCATCTCGTCAAAAAGAATTACCCACATGTTGCCGATGCACTTAAAGATGCAGAAGCACAGATAGTAGAAAACTTTCCAGAACAGGTACGTGAATTCTGTGATATGTACCATAATGATACACCAGAAGCATTGGTGGTTCATTACTGTGATGCACTCCAATGTCTACAATATGCCGATAATGAAATCAAAATGGGCAATACTGGTTATATGGTAGATGTATACACCAATAGTGCAAAGCGCATGGCTGTGCTAGCTCATAAACTGGAGGCATACAAAGTATGAACAATGAACCAGTAGCGTGGCTTGCAAGAAATCAGTTAGTTAAAAAATACATACCAATTAGTTTGGAAGAAAAAGAAAAGTTTTTACCTCATGTATTACAACTTTATGATGATTGGATTCCACTTTACACCCATCCAACAAAGACACTAACAGATAATGAAATAATTGAAATTTGGAGTGGCATGGAAACAGACACAGGTGAACAAAACATTGCTTTTGCTAGAGCAATACTAAGAAAGGCACAAGAGAAATGACAACCACTGATCAAGTCATTAAAGAACGTGGTGAAGTTTATGGCGACTTTTTTGAAGGAATTACATTGGAAGCTCAAATCATTCAGCTATTAAAAGACCGTTATAAGCATCATTATGGCCTTGAAATGGGATTGGTTTATCAAATGTATTTTTCTAAGATAGCCATGAAATTATCTAGATTAGCTGTTACACCAGACCATGTGGATAGTTGGCGAGATATTGCCGGTTATGCACGCCTTGTTGAATTACACTTACTAAAGAGAGTAGAAAATGCCAAAAATCCATAAATCAGAAATAAAAAATCTTCAGCCAATGCATACAACACTGAAGTTTGGTAAAAAGACAGAACCAATCCAGTTCATGAATCAATTAGAATGTATTGATGTTAAACTAGTTCATGCACCTACAGTTGCAGAGTTTAGAAAAACTATATCCATCTTTTTATTAAATACATGGAATGACAAGATCCAATGGGACTTTCCAGAGGATCAAATTGACCAAACCATTGATGAGCTATTCCGTTATGAACTGCTACCTACTGCCATGGAGACGATCAACATTACTTGGTCGGTTAATGGTATGGATATGATTGATACAACTCATTTAATACGCCATCGTCTGTTTAGTTTTGCGGCCCAAGTTCATGGTGACAGGGATATGCGAGATGACAGAGTAATGGTTAAACCGGGGATTATGGCAAATGCTGATTTTTTCGAAAGATACAAACAAATTACTACAATGGCTCGTGATCTCTATGTTGACATGCTTGATAGTGGTCTTGTTCATGGCCTTGATACCCGTACTATTATGCCTCGCAATTTTGAACACTTTTATATGGTACGCTGTACAATTAAAGACCTTATTGGTTACTGCATCATGCGCGGTGATGAACAGATTCAAACAACAGTAGATAACATTATTGCCATGAAACTATGGTTGGAAGTATTAAAAGTCTATCCATTCTTAAAAGGATTGGTTGATTTCCGTAAACCTGATGCTTTCTATCAACGTCAATCTGCCAAAGGTAAAACCAATATATTCCCACCAAATAAGAAGAATGATAATTTTGATTGGTGTGAAGAACAGTTCTACCATCCAATCGGTCGTGATGAATTCCCAGGCAGTGAGACTTATTTAAGAATCAGGGAAGACTTGTTAAAACAAATTGATGCTATTGAAATGAGGCATATCCATGGCAAATAAGAACTGGGCAGCTATTAAATTTAATCTTAGTCATATGACTAAACAGCAACGATTTAATTACTTTAAGTACTTTAGGTTACAACGTCCTCGATGGTCTGACCATCTCATGGATGCTTTGTATTTAGTAGTTGTTGACTTACAGTCTCAGTCTCATGCAGCTCGGTTATTTGGTATGCATAAGCAAGAAGTTAACCGAGCCGTACAGAAATATAAAGCTTATTTAGGAGGATAAAGCTTGTCATGTAAGTATTCAGCAGCTTCATATCCCATATAAGGAACCTGCGCAAGAGCACCAGCAGCTCTTGTTGCAGGATGTGGAAATGCTCCAATTACTCCACCTGCGCCACTTAGCATTTCTAAAGCACCTTTAAGCTTTTGCCCTTCATTGTAGTGTTGCATGCCTGAAAATGTTTGGGGTACGCCTAATCCTGCACTTAACGCAGGTGCTGCATACTTAAGACCAGGAGTTTTGTTAATAAAATTATTCACTTCTCCAAGAGCTTCCATTGCTTTATCCGCATAAGGAACTTTTTCAGATAAAAATTGTTGAACAGTAGATGCAGATGGTGTCTTAGCTTTTAGTCTTTGCTCAATTTCAGCACGTTCAATTGCTAAATCATTTAATCTCTTTTGCAAATTAGACACATTAGATGGCACAGCTTTCTTCATTTTCTCTAATTCAGCTGCTGACTGAGCTGCAATCTTTTGGTGCGTATCTCTTAATTGCTGTGCTGCTATATAATTTCTAGCAGCTGCTGCTTTAGCAGCTTCTTGCTCTTTGGTCAGAATCGGTGCAACATCACCTTGTCCTTGTACCCAAATGCCTGAATTTGTGAGGTTATACCCAGGCGGTCTGTCTTTAGCAAGCCTAGATAATTGGCCTGCTTCTGATACAGTAGTTTCTGCTGCGCCTGTTGGTGTTCCTGTAGCTGCTGATGTAGGGATCCATTTTTGACCTGCTCCTTCAGGAGGAATAGCATCTAACTGTTGTGCATGCTCGGTAGCTTGTGCTAACATATCTTCTGCATTTTTTAAAGCATCTAATTTGTCAGTATGTAATTGATGAGCCGTGTCTAATGTAGATGCATGCTCAGTTCTTGCCATATCCAGTAAGTCTGCTGCTTTATTGTGCGCTGCAATTTTACCTGACAAAGCTTCTTGATCTTTAAGAAAATCAGGTGCTAGATTATATGGTTGAGGGCCATATTTAGCAGCAGCTGCGCCTAAAGCAGCACCTGCTAATCCAGGGCCTAAATAGTCTGCAGGTGCTCCTGTAACAGTTACCGATGCATTAGATGAAGGCTTAGAATATGTAATATTGCTATAAGGACTGTTGTCTATCTTTGAAGATGCATCAGGAGATGTGATAGGCGTATCGCCTAATGTCACTGTGTCATACGGGCTTGATTGTTTTGGGTCTGCCATATTAGCCTTTACTCTTCACCATAGAATTTGTTTACTTTTTCAATGTGCTCTCTGTGCCGTTGCGGCAAGTCTTTGAGATACGTGTCACTTAGAATAAATGCACGTGGATCTGCAGGTTGATTAGTTTGCAATGCAGATCTTTGGAAATTAGTCCATTCTTGCTGAGCATCTAATAATGCTGCATTATCAACTTGACGCCTTGTTGCCCATGCACCAATAAACTTAGGAAGTTGATTCATATTAGCATTTAGTGCTGATAACTGTTGGTCTTGATAGTTAGTTACACGTGAACCACCAAATGCCTTAGTCTTATTGGCAATAATATTATTAATTACTTGTTGCGCAATGATCTGCTGTGCTTTAGCAGCAGCTACTTTTTGGTCAGGGCTTAAATTTAAGTTCTGATAAAGTGGCTCAAAGTTTACACCAATACCTGCATGTATACTGCCAGCTGTGACATTAACGCCTTCTTTCATTTGCTGAATAGCAACCTTAGTAGCTGCTTGTGCATAAGTTTCACCACCTTGCAATTGCAATGGTGCAAAAATCTTATTAGCATCAGATCTAGCTGCAATCTTCTTTAGTTCATTTAAGTCCGAGTTTGAAGCTATTAAGCTATCAGTATCAATCTTACTTAATCCAGATGCTACTTCTGCTGCATCTTTAATTTGAGGCTCTTCAATCTTAGCTTTACGTGCGTTAAACTGTTCTTGAGTTTCATCAGAACGTTTTACAAGAGTTCCGCTAATTGCTGCAGGTCGAGTTGATGGTGCTGATGCAAGTTCATAATGACCTGGGTCATATTGAGGACTCTTAGGATCAGTTGCCCATGCAGGCTGTATATACCCATTATCTTGTAGCCATTGTTTATCTTGTGCTGTCATCTTATTAACATCAACATCCAATGCAGCACCTTTTTCATGCATGCTAGTTCCGGGTTTAGCAACAGGTAAGCCGTTTGGCTGAATTCCAGGCGTACCATTTGCAACACTATCTGCATATAGCTTTTCATTAGATCCAAGACCACGAATCACAGGAATACCTGCATCTTTAGCTTTCTTTGCAGGATCTTCTACTAAAGTCTGTGTATTACTGCTATGAGGCCCAGGAATACCGAGCATAGTTCTATAGGCATCGATATTAGCAGTAAACTCTCTCTTTTGATCTTCACTCATATTAGCAGTTGCTTTTGACATATCAACGCCTGAGTCAAGCAGCTTAATGGCATTTTCCATTTGCTTTTGCTCAACATCAATGCCTGCTTTTAAAGCAGCTCCTGCATCTTTATCATAGTATGTCAATGCTGCCAGTTGCTTACCGTTTGCAAGACGGCTAATACCTGCAGGTACATTGCCTGATTCTAATGACTGTCTTGCAGCGGATGGGTCAGTACCTAAAATACTGCCTAAAATCTTATTACCTTGCAGCTGTCTGCCTACTTGGTATTGTTTACCTAGAATCTCGGCTTTCATTTGTGCTACTGGTAGTTCTTCTTGTCTCTGTCTTTCGACTTGTTGTCCTACTACATCAGCTGCATTTCCAATTGCTTCACCTGCATTTCCTGTACGACCAGGCTTTAATAATGCACCCGCCACACTAAACCAGTTCATTGGCTGGCTTGTACGTTGATTCAGAGTTTCATTAATTTTATTTAAAGCATCGATATATTTTGTTGAATAGTCTGTGTCTCCGCCAATTTCTGAAGGTACTGGAGCATCTTTTAAAGCATTTAGTGGTGATGTTGCCATAACTTAACCTTTAATTAAATGCACAGCATGAATAATAACAAGCTATGTTACCGCCAGTAGGTGTCGGACCATAGTTACCGCATGCGCCTGAAACGGCATTCGGTGGAATGCAAGGAGTTGGGCCACATATGCCTGGCTGTGGATTAGTAGAATTGTTCTTACCAAATAAGTAATTTGATATAGAGCATACTGCTTTTGATGCGCCTGTGCCAATTGCTTTTCCAAGAGCTGTACAACTGATACCAGCAGCCAATGCTCCCATACCGGCAATTTGCTGTAATGGAGATGCGGCATAAGCTCCAGGAATTGGGCCTGTATATGATGATGCAGATGATGTAGGCATTGTATAACCACGTAGCAATGCCGACTCATTGGTTAGTTGCTGTAATGGGAATAATTGTTGATTCTGTGCAATGGTTTGTTGTTGAGCGCCTAATGTAGAAAGCGCATTCACGCAACCAATACCTAAATTCTGCTGTGTTGTAGCCAAGTTTCCAAGTGTATTAGCAGCTGCTAGCTTATTGGCTTGGCATTGCTGTAATGCTTGCTCTTGTAACTGTGTAATTCCTAAGTCTGCATTTGCAATATTCTCTGCTAATGCACCTGCACCTCTAGTTGACCCAAACTGACCGGCACCAACTATACCTGCAGTTGTCTGTGGTGCCAAGTTCATAGCAATATTGGACTGACCATAATTACCAATAGCACATGCTAAATGTGTGCCTTTAACTTGATTAGCAGCACAAATTGCAGCATTTAATGTGGGTTGATAATTGCCTGCATTTTTAGCAACTTGGCAAAATGCTTGTTGCTGCAATGGCTGAGCACCAACGTACTGAGCATTTTGAGCAGCTTGCTGACCTTGACTTGCTAAATTACTTAAATAGCAAGTATAAAACTGAGGAGCAGCTGTTGCTGATGTCTGAGTGGTCGTAATATTTGGAAGGGCAGCCCCTTGAGTAAATGTGCCCCCTTGTGGTGATCCTGCAGTTACGCCAATACAAGGAACTGCAGGTGATGCTGATGGTAGTGCCATAATTAACCTTTCGAATGCCGTTTAAGCGCTTCTTTCATATATGCCAGTGGTGATGCTTTTGGTGGTATTTTGTCAGAAGCTGCTGATCGTTTATGCTCACGTAAAGACTCTCTAAAATGGTCTAAAAGTTTGGCGCCAGCATCACTAGAACCATTACCCAAGGCAGCAACAGTATCGGCGTCAAAAACATACTCACCATCAGCCAACATAGCAGGGATATCGTCAGATTGTCCATCACCTTTGCCTTTTACATAATGCCCAGTGGCACCAGTAATGAATTCTGGTACATGTTCTCCATGTTCACCATGCTCTTCATGCTGTGCGCCACCTGCTTTTTGTCCACTGAGTAATTTTAATCCGGAATTCATAAGCGCGCCAGATCTATTTCTTTGATTCTGATCTTGGAATCTTTGGAGAATGTCGGCCTGACTACCACCTTCTGCAGCTACTGGATAACCCGGTGAAGGGTTCGATGTACCTAGACCACCTAGCATTGTTTGGTATAAAGCAGCATATGGATTAGGCTGTGCTGATGCACTCATAGCTTGAGCAGGCATACCAGTAGGGTCGCCTATTCGTAAGTTCGTAGGTGAGATTGTTTCAGGATTCTGTGCAGACTGAGTTTGACCTGAGCTACCAAGATTCTCTAACTGTGTCAATGGTTTAAGAATATTTGTATTTGTGTTATAAACAGGAGCAGCTGCTAATCCGGCACTCTGTAATGGAGTAGGTAAAGCACCACCGCCACCACCGCTACCTGAAGATCCACTTCCTGAAGATCCACCAACCATGCTTGCACCTGATGAAGTTAGAGCACTTCCTACATTGGACTGTGCTTTTGCGCCTCTACTAGGTGCACAAGGTGAAAATAAGCCTGCAAGAACTTGTTTGCCTAGCGTTGTAGCAGCAGTTGTACCTGCAGCTTTTAATGCAGCTTGTGCAGCAGCACATGTTCCACCGGCATTATATGGTCCACAATAAGGAGTACTATAACAGTGAACAGGAGCAGGCTGACATGTAGGAGGTGTAGGTGTGCATGTAGGAGGTTCAGGTGCACAAGGTACTGCTCCACAACCTGGCGTACTTGTAGGTCCGCAACTAGGTCCACAGAAAGGATTTAAACAGCTTACACAACAAGGTATTAAGCAACTAATACCTGGCATGCACACACCTACAACGCAATCAACAATACAGCTAACAATAGGTACACAAACGACGCAACTCATAATTTACTCCGTAATAAGATATGTTGTTTCAAAAAGACTTGCGCCTATTCTTTCCAATATCGGACTAAAGTCCATAAATGGTTTTACATGTAAAAATATTCTAGAAGGTTTTCTCTTCTTAATTTCTTCTACAGACCATTTAATAAACTTCATTCCTAATATGCCTTTTCTATAATCAGATCTTAAAAATAAAGCATTTGAATTTGCAACAAGAGTGTCAGAAAATTGCATTGGCTTATTAATAATCCATGTACTATAACCAATCATTTTGCCGTCATCTCTCACTGTATGTATTTCCAAAATATCTTTATCATATAACTGACTATATGCTTTTAAATTTAATTTTAACTGCATCACTTCTTTTTGCGTTACTAGTTCTTCATAATGCTGAAGAATTAACTCATTTGCTTCTTGTTCCCATATGCTAAATGTTTCAACTTGTTCTTTCTGAAATGTAATCATTTTCCTAATATTTGTGCATGTACTTTACCATCAGGCTCCCCAGTCCAATTTAACACTACTGAATCAGGCTCTTTTTCTTTCCAATGCTCAAAACTTAAAAATGCACCGCCTTCTTTAAATGTTCTAACAGAATGTAGCATACCATCAGGTGCATCGGCAGACTTACCTAATAGCATATGTGCCCCGTTCTCTTTAGCTTTTTGAAATTCAGACAAATCAGGAAATGTTCCATCTTCTAGTCCAAATTCTAGATTGCCGCCTAAATAAATAAAAGTAGAATCTACTCCTGGGTGAGAATGAAATGGAGCAGTACTATTAGGTTTAAGTATGTACAGCTCAATTTGAAATGCACCTTCTCTATATAAACAAAGAGAATAAGCTAAATCTGTAATAAATGATGCTTGATCAAATGGAGGACGTAATGGTCGACTCTTTAACCACCATTGTTTAAATTCAGTAACATTAGACCACATGATTAACCTCTATTGTTTTTGCATGCATTGGTCCTACATATTCACCTTCCCAGTGCGTAGTTACTGATGATGGATTGTCTTTTAACCAATGCTCAAAAATTAAAAATGAGCCGCCTCTTGATCCAGTTTTCAATGCATGAGGTGTTCCATTGTTCTTATCAGCAGTCTTTCCTAATAGCATATGCGACCTATCTTGTTTCGGGTATTGATATGCGGATAAATCAGCAAAATTACCTTGGCTGTCTGAAAAAGATAAGTCACCTGTTAAATACATAGATATTGATTCTACATTTGGATGACTGTGCATTGGAGACTCAGTATTAGGTTTACATACATATAGCTCTACTTGATATTGTCCTTCTCTGTATAAGCACAAAGAATATGCAATGTCAGTTGTATGAATACAATTCTTAAAAGGAGGACGAAACGGTCTTCCTGACTTAATCCACCAATCTTTAAATTGTTCTACAGTTTTAGCCATTATAAAATGATTGCCAATTTTGAAGGACTTTGTGGAGATCTCATAACATGAGCATGGTTTGACTGTAAAGCTTGCATTACTTTAGGGTTCTTAGAAGTTGTATGAAGCACTTTAATTCCGTGCTTTCTAGCTAAGTCTAAAAAATACTTAATTGCGCTGGATAAAACCAATGGCGCATCGATTGTAATAAAGTGCACGTCGGCATTATGATCATTAATTCTTTTTAAGTACATTAATGTATCATGCTTTTGTAGTAAATTAGCATCATGCTCATGTATGTGCTTTCTTAGTTTGGCTAAGATTGCATCAGAATTCATGCCTTTACGGCCAGTTTCATATGCGATAATTTGTTCTGGTGTCATTTTAAAGTTGCCTTGTATCTACATTCATAATACCTACTAATGATTCAGCCCATTGATACCATTCATCAAAACCTCTTGGATCAGGTACAGCAGAGTTTACAAAATATCCAATACCTTGCATACCATCTGCCCAGTCTCTCCATTTATCTTCAGACACTGTGCCTAGCTGATTTGCTGCAAACAAATCAGCCATTCTGGAACACCAATAGTCCCATGTTAGTCCGCGTGGATCATAGACTACCATTATGGGTTACCTGTAGAGCGTTCATCACCAATATCAGCGCTTAATAGAACATTACCTAGCTGATAGTTTCCGCCTTCTGTATTACTTGTAAAGCGAAGTCTCATTTCACGTCTTTGTTCACGCATATCAATCTTTAAAGTGTCGGGATCAAATGTATAAGGCGCAGTGGTAATGTCTGTATCATCTGCATAGCCTCTACCTGTAACTGTTACACTCATTTGACCGGATTGCACAAAGTCCGGCTCTATACGTTCTAATCGAATCCATTTATTAGGGCCTGTTACTGATGCTTGACCAGGTCCGCCTCTTACCCAACCAATACTATTAGTCTCAAAATATGATTCAACAGCATTTACTGTGCTTAAAAAGATTTCATCAGTGCCGACTTCATGCTGCCATAGTGTGTATGTACCTGCAATATTCTGCACATTCTCTGCCCAAATAGGATAACGAAACACTTCAGAAAACACACCTGCTGATCGATTTGCTGCAGGAGCAAAGCCTGCATCATACCAAGTCTTTTCACGTACGTTGTAAATAATGGCATTATTACACTCAGTAGAGTCACCTGCAGGATAAAACCACCAGATTTCACCCCAACGTGGAATTTTGATTGCCCATACTTTTTGGCGCTGATTGTAGTTTAAGTTATCAAAGAAATAGTTTTGGTTTGTAGTGTTAGGAATTTCTTGTACAACACCATTATACATTAAGAATCGATCTACACCACACCAATAGAATATACCATCATACTCAATAACACAAGAACTAGACATAATGGATGTCTGCGTACTAATAATGTCATACCGCCAATACAAGACAGATGATCCTACAGTGGTAGGACTATATGACACACGTGTAAGCTGATCAAGTGACCAGAATAACCCAGAAGGTGATGTAGTACCACCTCTAAGTGCCATGCCTTTAACTACTTTTGTGCTGGATACATTGTTCGCATTTGAATCAGCGCCTGTCCAGTTTGTAAAGTCGCCTGCTGAGTTATTTTGAATTAAGCCATTATTCCCATACACAAAAAGGTATGGATAGATCATGCAAGCTCCGCCTGATACAGAGATATTATTATCAAATGTCAATGTTTGTGTGCCAGAACCACCACCACTGCTTAAAGTCACAGTAGTTGTTGATCCTACAACCGTTACAAGAGTAACTGTAGTATTTGCAGGTAAGCTAGCACCTGTAACTGTCTGACCTAGACCAATTTTATAGTTAGCAGAGCTAATCACAAATGATGTTCCAGTTAGTGTTCCTGTTGCTGTAAAGACACCAACTTTGGACAAAGCACCGTATGGGAAATTGCCTGAAAGTACTGGAACATTAACGGTGCTATCAATATTAGTTAAATTCTGGCCTGGGTGAGCAACCACTTGAAGCTGACCTGTGCCATTTGAGTTATAGCCAATGTCAAACTGCCATAGATTGTTGGCATTTGCTGTAAAGTTATTTAATGTAATATTAATCGGGCCTGAGCCTACACCATCATCATTATCAGTTTGCCAAGCTTGTACATAGTTCTGTGAACCTGAGTATACATAGTTTAAACCTTGTTGTGATTGCATGGTCATACCACGACTTATTTCAAGTGCGCTTAAAAAGATGCCTTTATATCCACCTATCTTACGAGGACGACCGCGCTGAAATCTGACCCATTGCCCATCAACGTACATTGGTGAGTCAAACTGAGTACCGTCTCGCTGAATTCCTGCAGGAATATTGAGAGAGATAACATTGGCGGTCAAAATGTCCCTCCGCTAATACCATTGAATGCATAGAATCCTGTATTATCAAAGTAACCAACTTCTGTATTTCCGACAACAAAACCAAATGTTCCAGTAGACGGTAAATAAACACCAGTGTTTAGATCGCCGGTAAATTTTAATGACGGTACTGATGTAGACCCATTACCTAAAGTCAATGAAGTAATTGAGCTAACTGCACCTGATGTAGCATTGTAGACATTGGTGCCATCACAAATTAATATAACACTAGTTGATTGAGGCACAGTAACAGTTGCACCACCGACTGCTACAGTCTTAAATGTTAAGTTAAATGAGCCAGTTGTATTATTGGTGATTGAATATAACTGAACAGTAGAAGGTAGAACAATAATCTGATTTGAAGATAATGTACCACTAAATTCTTGAATTAAGTTAGATGCTTGTGCATTAGTCTCAGTCAGTGTTCCGCCAGTAACTACAAGTGCTAACTGTGTAAATGCAAACTGAGTAGCTTGACCATAACCAAAACTATTAAACCCAGAACCATTACACACAACCACAAATGACTCAGAAATTTGTAATTGCTTAGATGTATTACCATCTATTGTGTCAGTACCTTGAAGTGCAATGTTTAAAATGCCTGTTCCGTCATTAGCGATCATCACAAACCAGCCATTACCAACAGATGCTGATGGAGGAAGTGTTAATGTGCCTGCACCGCCTGCCCAGACTATAAACTCAGCTCGATTGGTAGCATCTAGAGTCTGATTTGAGTAATAATTGGCTGTGACATATTGTTGATTTAGAGTAGTAGCAATAGGATATAAGCCATAACCAGCAAGAGCTGAAGCATTGGCAGATGATGTGCCTGCACCAAAAGTAACAGTTGCCCATGTACCATTGGCGGTTGTATTATCGGTTAAGTAGATGTATTCTGCAATGCCAGAAGCAATGTTAATAATGGTTCCGCCACTATTATTTGTGACAGTAAATGAGTTGGACCCAATATTACGAATAATAACAGCTTCACCTACAGAGACTTGAGTAGCTACTGGTAGCAACAACTCTAATCCACCTGTAGTGGCAGTTACTTCTATAATATTTGCAGTCGTAAGTGAAGAACTTGTACCATTTATAGGCCACTGTAATGTGGTGTTTGTTGATATGGTTAATGATTCATAAGATACCTGAGCAGGTGATACAGTCTGCCCAGTGAATGGATTTGTGTATGTGGTCATAATTAACTATCCTGAGCAATTGCTTGACGGTCAGCAATACGAATCTGATCTTCTAACTTGAGAGCTTGTATACCTTCTGTATACTTCTGTTGGAATATCTGTCTTTGGTCGTTCTTTAGAAACGGCATTGCTTGAAGCAGCGTTCCATATAGCATCACATTTGGTGCATTCTGTGTGATCCAATTTGTCTGATTTGACGAAGACAAAGGCGGAATCCTCTCATAATAAAGAACTTCAAATGTATATGCCTGATCAGGCGTAGGAGCGACTAACCAGTTATCATAATTATAATCACAATAATACAGAGGAACACCTATAGAACCACTAGTTGGCGCATAATTTCTTAAGTATTCATACTTACGAAGATAAACAGGTTGCTTTACACCAGAATTTGTAATATTAAAAGATGTGGTTTTTCTCCATCTTGCCGGCTTAGGAATAACAGGATTACCTGCATTCATAGTACTTTCTACTACACTTAATTGACCAAGTGTTTTAATTTCTTGCGCAATTTCAAACTCTGCAAGCATAATAAACTGAGGAATCTGATTAACAACCGCTGTATCATTCCGCTCTAAGTACTGCGTTACATCAGTAATCAGACTATTGTAAGTCATTGCCGCTGCTGCGGTACATGCGGGAGTACAGGAGGTAGCCATTTTTTATCCTAACATATTACTAGCATTAACACGAGCTTCATCAACTCGTTTTAACCAACCATTGCCAAAGGTAGCAAAAGTCGGTAATGATTCATAAAACTGCTTCTTAGCATCTGAGAACCTAGCAATTAGTTCTGTTTTATCCATGACATCAATGGTCTGAATTGTGACAGGACCAACAGCGCCATCTTCAGGCAGACCAAGAGCTCTTTGTAGTATTTTGACAGACCGCCCTGGGCCTGAGTTTACTGCAAAATCAAATACAAGGTAGTCAACGCCAGAAGGCAGGTCATCGCATTTACAAGCATCCCAATATTTCTTTTCATACAAAGGTGCGACATCATCTCTTGTAAGAGATCGCATTTCTTTTTCATTAGTATTACGCCCTTTAAAATTTGCCCATGTAGATGCTGTTACGCCTAAATTAGTCATTCCGCCTGGGTCTTTAGGGTTGTTAACAAACCCACCTTCAGACTTAAGTACTAAATCAAGTGAATGGTCAAAGTTTTCAGTCATTTAGACACCATCAAAGCATTGTATTTTTGTATAACATCATTCCGTTCTATTTCTGAGGTTTGGCATTGTCTTGCAAATCCGATAAGAACTTCTGCATCTGATTCAAGTAATCTGAGTCCTTGACTTGGTATTGCAGTGGTGGAGGATTGACCGTTTGAAAGGTTTGTGTTGCGCAAGCCTCTAAGCTGAGCAATAGCATTATCATAGCGAGTTTGTAAATCATCTTTGTCCTTTTGTGTTTGTTCAGAGATATTTGCTTGGTTTTGCATGACTTCAGTTTGCACTTCCATAGCATGCGAAATAGCCTCTACCTTGGCTTTTTCTTCGTAATAACCATCAACACGATGAGTAATGAATGCAGTACCAAGTGCTATGGCAATATAGATATAAGTGGAAATAGGTAGTGGAAACATTATTTTTTGGTAGTAATAGTATCTGAACCTTTAGTAACTGTAACTTTATCTCCATCAACGCTAACAGACATAGGGGGTTCTTTTTCAGCAAGGTGATCTAAACGCTGAATGAGTTGTTGAATAACTTGAAACTCTGGCTTTTCTTCTTTTTCGGTAGTACCAGCAACACCATTCATCATATTGATAATAGCCATTAACGCACTACCAGCCATACCAATAACTGCGGCAATTTTTGCTGAATCTAAAAAAATACTTGCACCAACAGAAATAAGAATAATTGCAGTAATATAAGCAAGACCATTTTTGCCTATTGATTTACCAGCAACTTCTTTTGCAGTTTCTAATTGATTATCCATTACTATCTCCAGGTTCTGAGTTTTGTTTCATAGCAACAGCAGCCCCACCAGCTCCAGAGACAATGCCTAAAGCTTCTGCAAACTCTGTTAAGCTGATAGACTTGGCTTGAAGTACTTCATATGCAGCAATACAGATAACTGCAATAAACCCAATTAACCAAGTCCAACGACCAATGTCATGAGTTTTATTATCTTTACCTGTGACAAGATGAGTTAAGAATTCAGGCATTATCCACCTATAAACTTTTCTAACATTTTAGCTGCAAAGTTAGGGCCTAACAGGACAGCAGCAATGACTGCGTATAAAAGATATTCAATTTTTTGCATACGTTTAACACCTTTAGCAAGTGCATCTTGAATACCTTCATAGCGCTCCGCACAAACAGCTTCATGGACCATTAGACGCTTGTCTGTTTCGTTAATTTGTAGTTCTATTGGATCCATGATAAACACTTTATTCAGCTGCAGGTGCGCAAGTAGTTGGTGCTGGAGTGATTGTTACTTCAGATGTATTGTCTTCAGGTAACGTTACTGTTATCTCAGGTGCTGATATAGGTTCCGGCGTTGGTTCTGGTGTTGCATCCGCTGCAGGTGCGCAAACTGGAACCAAAGTAACAGGTGCTGGCACAGGAGTAGTAACAGTCAATGGTGCAGGAGGTGGCACTACTGCATCAGTCACCGGTTGATACTTTGTATATAAATGAGCAATAAACTTTTGAATTTCTTCTTTGGCTTTTGATTCAAAGTTTTCCAAATGTGCTTCAATTTCTTTTAAGAATTGCATGATTACTCCTTAGTAGCTTTAATAGTGATTAGGGATTCTTCTTTATTGATTTCCATATAGCCATAACCGCAGAGAGACCAGTCTTCACCAGTTCTTTCATCGTGGACAGGAACTTCAATTTTGATATGCTTGCATAAAAATTCTTTACCATTTTCAAATACTCTCCATACATGTTCAATTGTTCCTCTTCCTGGCTGTCCTCGTGTTTTGTTGTATCTGACCAAGTACTTGTTCATCATACAATTGTCACCTCTTGCTGAGGAGGCGCTTGTTGCACAGACAGATTCATATGAATAAACTTAAATGGTTTATCGTTATTATGCCGTGAAAAAGAATGTGCTAACCAAGCATTGGTCAAATACAATTTACCGACTTCAGGTTTAAAACTAATATGAGCAGATGCCATACTGATCTTAGATGGATCCGCTTCTACTATTCCTAATAAGTTCTTACCTACTCGAGGATCAGTAAAGACCATATGCGAACTATTTTCTGGGCAATCTAGAAAATAAAAGCCTACAATTTGCACACCATCATTATGGGCATGCTCTTCCATATTTGATGTTTTGTGATGCTCTTGTCCCCACATAGAATGGAAATAAGTAATTTTATCGTCCATCTTATAGCCTTGTGAGTTCAGCACATTCCATGCGGTAGATGCAATATAAGTACTAAAATCATTTAATCTAGGATCCATATACAAATTTCCTGTCATATAGACAGGATAGAGTGCATTGATTTCTTTTAACTGCTGTTGTTTTTTAATTGCTTCATCAAAAACAGCAAGCACTGACGGTAAAAAGTCAGGCTTGCTAATACTATAGATAGCCGTTGCAAAATGTGCTGAAGTTTCTAAGTTATCTTGCATCAGTTATTGCGATACCACTGTTTCAGCAGTACTTGATGTAGGCGTTTGAGATTTTGCCTCATCTTGTATTGCATTAATCAATTGAAAAGTCTCTTGATAAGGCTTACTACCAAGATACGCCATGATTTGATTGATTGTTTGAAGTGATAAAGTAATTTTATCCATTGTTTTTCCTGTATATGAAGTTAATTTATGCTGCTGGTGTTGCAGGTGCCGCTAATTGTGCTTGGTTAGCCACTAATTGAGCTTTGTAAGCCGCAACTACATCAGCAGTCCAAGTAGCATTAGCAATAGCCGCCACTTTAGGATCTTGACCTGTTAAGTCATCACCGGGGGATAAAGCCCAACGATGATAGGAAGCTGACAACTCTGTGCCATCTTCAATCACACGAGTGATCTGACGAACTTGGATTTGACCTTGTTCTAATACTTCAATCTTGTCGATTGCTACTTCTTTTGTTAAAGCCATTTTGCTTCTCCTTTGGTTAAAAAATCTGTCCGACTAAACCATCCGATTTAGTTATGATTAAAATGATGCAAAATATGATGCAGAACCATAAACAATAGTTGTATTTTGAAATGTTGCTAAACCATTAACAACGCTTACAGTTTGTGATGTTGTTCCAACTAATTGCATACTAGCCAAGTTATTTTCTACATAAGTTCCAATACTGTAGACTGCACTAGCTATTGAATTGAAATAACTTATATTTCCTGTTTGGACATTACCAATATTAAGCGAAGTAAATGGCAGTCCTTTAATTTGAGTTTGACTACCTGTTCCCAAAGATGCAACTGCAATTAAAAATTGTACAGTTACTAAATTGCCTACTTTAGTATATCTTCCGTATAAACCTGAATAAGTGGCAGTACCACCCAATGTGGGTGTCCAAGTGCCAGTCTCATAATCATTTAGCGTGGAGTTTGTTAGTGCTGAGGAGTTGTTGAATATGATGCCAGCATTGGATGTATTCAAAGTGAAATTACCACTTGAATCAAGCGTTGCACGATTAACGCCAGCAGTACCATCATAAAAATACAACTGGTTTGAAAAACCAGAGCTTGCATTACCTGTGCCAATTTGCCAATTTCTTGTTCCGTTAAACAAAATTTGTGCGTTACCACCAGCATCTGTTGCTTGCAAAACCAGTGCGGCTCCAATACCGGATGCCGATTTTATCGTGAATTGATTACTTAAAGATGATTGATTGACACCGATAAGACCATTTGCATCAACTAAAAGTCTTTGTGTTCCATTGGTTGCCAAAGCCACCTGATTGCTTGCTGGGTAATACACACCAGTCGTAGTGCCAGCAGTACCACCTTGCACCGCTGGGGACGATACGCTGTTGTCTGTTCCTTGAAGGATGAGTGTCATAGTTGTTCCTTAGAAAGATGCGTAATAAGAATATGTGCCAGTAAAACTAGAATTACCGTTGGGTAGATTTTGATTATTCACATATTGAAATAAATATCCCGATGCCGTACCTGCTGTGCCGACAATTGTCCAAAAATATCCTGTTTGTGTTCCTTCTCGCATTACTCCTGAACCTGAACCAGTGCCTACAGAAAATGGAAAATTAGTTATTTGAACTCCAGAAGTGCTTGATGACCCACTAAATGATAATTGGTATGTGATTGTTACCAATCTTCCAATTTTTACATATTGCCCATTTGCAGATAATGTTGCTGAACCAGTTCCATAAGTTGCTGTAGGTGTCCAAGTCCCTGTCTCATAGTCATTCAATGTTGAAGATGCTATTGCGGAAGCATTAGCAAATGTAATACCAGCATTTGATGTTTTAATATTAAAGTTTCCGCTAGTATCAATAGTGGCTCTTTGAACACCAGCGGTACCATCATAAATTTGGTAATTATTTAAAGCATCAACAAGTGTGTAATATGTTTTTGAACTGTTTGCCATAACAAAACCAGCATTACCAGCGGTACCGTTGGTGTTAGTGACTTTGATATAAGTTGGACTACTTGTTGATACCTCTATATTAGCTTGTGGGTTAGTAGTTCCAATACCTACATTACCACCAGTAACAGTTACTGCTACAGTACCGTTATTCTGTAGTTGCAATACACCTGATGCATCTCCTGTAGAGATTAATCCACCTGAGCCTGTTGAGGATGCGTTAATTATTGATGCCATTATTTGACTCCTAAGTTGAGCACTTGCTCTTCAAGGCTGATTATTTTTGCATTTAGTTCTTTAATTGATGCTACCAACAATGGAATAACATCGGTATAAGCAAGGCTTAATGTACCAATTTCATCTTGTTGTACAACAACGGCTTCAGGTAAAACGGCTTGAACATCTTGTGCTATCAAAAATGACCTACGAGTATCTTCATTATCAGTTTTGTATTTACCAATAACAGAACGCAAACTATCAACTTTTGTCAAAGCATCAGAAATAGGTTCAATAATGTCTTTTAAGCGTTCATCAGAATCAGAAGCCCATGATGTTGCACCGCTAGATAATCTTACGCCACCACTATTGCAAACAACATAAGCACCACCATTATTGCCGCCAAAAAAATAATTATTTGCTACATTATCTGTTAGTTGTAAACAAGCATCTGCACCGTTTGCATTTGATGCAATTCTAACGATTGTATTTTGTAGTCTTGTTGTAGAAGTAGCAACAGAATTAGAAATATTTTGCGTTATTCTTCCGTTGTTACTATTTGCAGACTGTAAAGACAAAATGCTTGTTAAATAAGGCGCAGTTGTTCCAACACATAAATTACCACTAGAGTCAATACGCATGGCTTCTGCACTGCCAATATCAAAAGAATGTTGTGATGCTCTAAATTCAAAAGGTATTAAACTTCCCCCAGTATCATTTTGTGCTTGAACAAGAGAAGCAGTCGAAACTAAATAACCAGCCTGAACTGTAAAATTTTGATTTGTTCCAGTATTTACTTGAAATTTAGTTATTGGATTGGTAACGCCTACACCAATATATTGATTGGTTCCAATTGTTAAAGCCACCGTGCCGTTATTAGATGCAAGTTGCAAAATACCTGAAGTGTCCGCACTCATGTTTAATGCGGTTGCTGATGTGGTTCCTGCTGAAATTATTGATGCCATGTTTTATCCTTTTAGAACACTAACCAGCGTTGACCGCTAGAGACTGTGACTGATTGACCTGTAGCAATAGTGACAGGGCCTACGCTCATTGCATTATTACCAGTTGCAATCGTATAACTTGATGCAACAGTCGTATTGTTCAATACCAAACCGTTTCCTGCGATCAATTCTGACGCTTGCAACTCACCAGTAGATGGCTTATACAAATATTTGGCGTTGCTGGTATATACGGTAAGAGCAGTACCTGATGTTGCAGATGCAAATAATGGATACTCAAAAGATGAGGTAGAGGTGTCATTACTGATCGCCGCGCCACCTACAGAAGCCCAAGTTGTACCGTTATAACCTTCAAACTGAGTTGTGCTATTGTTAAAACGCAACATACCAGCGGCGGGGGTTGGTTGACCAGATTGACCCGGCTGTTGAGCATTTGAGCCTACTGGAATTTGTACCGCGTCTGTACCGACAAACACTGCGGTAACTGCTGGAGTTGCTGTATTAACACCAAACTTAGAACCAGAAAAATACAAATTAGAACTATTACTAAATGCTGATGTACCATTACCGTAAGGAATATAGCCAGCAGTTAATGAGGTTAAACCAGTACCACCACTAGCAACACCAAGAGTCCCAGCTAAAGTAATTGCTCCAGAAGTTGCTGTACTTGGAGTTAATCCACTTAATGAGGTTTGGAAAGTAGTAACACCATTACCGCCTTTTGCAGCAATAACTTGAACAGTACCTCCACTATCTTTATAGTAAAGTTTACCATCAGCATAGTTAATTGCAAGCTCACCAGCAGCAAGATTGGCAGCTAACGGCACATTACTTGCCGTACCGCTGTTATAAACAATAATCGGTGTAAATCCAGTAGCTGACATGATTAAACCCTTTGTGTCATTATATATCTAAACATTAAAAAGTACCTCCATTTATACCGCCTGTAATTGCTGTATTTGTGGCATTGTACGTTAACCCAGTACTTGTATACTGAGGCTGATTTCCGGTAGTTGCACTCGCATAAGTAATGTAGTTTGTTGTACCAGACCCTGCAGTCAAAGCTAAATTTGTTGCGTTTGTAGCAGAACCTACACTTAAAGTACTTTGTGCTACGTATGTAGGTGAAGATGCGCCAGCAGTAAGTACATAACCACTTGTTCCTAAAGACAAGAAAGTAGTCGTATTTGTAGCACTGTTATATGGCAAAGCTCCTGCACTACCACCCAAGATATTGGTTGCATTTGTCGAATTTGTGACAGCTGTTGTACCAATTACTGACACTACTTGAGCAGCTGTTGCAGCGGTAAATGCAGAAGTGCCATTCCCATAAGCAAGACCTGTAAGAGTTACAACTCCTGTTCCTCCATTGCCAACCGGTAGTGTACCAGTCACACCTGTCGTTAATGGTAATCCAATTGCATTAGTCAATGTGCCAGAACTTGGTGTGCCTAGTGCTCCACCATTCACTACAAAAGCACCGGCAGAGCCAGTATTAACACTTAAAGCTGTAACAACGCCTGTGCCTGTTGTAGTTGTAGCAGGGGCAACACCAGCGCCGCCACCAATCACTAATGCGTTAGCTGCAAGAACTGCAGAAGATGCCCAAGTAGACGCACTGGAGAAGTAAGGTACACCACCAGATGTTCCGGCAACAGTTAAAGCTAAAGTACCAGAACTTGTAATTGGTGAACCAGATACAGAAATTAAACCGCCTGTAAATGATTGAGCAACACTGGTTACCGTACCCTGTGGGTTTGCTGCAGTGGTTACACTAGTAACTTGACCTTGAGCATTTGTTGTAATAACAGGAATCAGTGTAGCAGAACCATATGTTCCTGCAGTGCCGATATTACTAATGCTAAACTGTGTACCTGTTAGTGTTAATCCTGTACCAGCAGTGTAAGCACCAGCACCTGAGAACTGAACCCAAGTAACTGCTGTAACGCCAAGCGTGCCACCCGGATCAACAGTACAGACCCAACCAGTGTCCGCTTGTAATGTTCCTTCTTCTACAAACACATAAGCAGAAACCAATTGATTCCATGTATTGGCATCTGTTGTTCTTGTCCATGCACCAGAACTAGATAAATAAATACCATTTTGTGATGCTGTGCCTTGATTTTTAACAAGTACTCGACTTCCAGATGTGGTTACTCCATCAATAGTTTGTTCACCAGACAATGTAATACTTGTTGTCGTAGCACATAAAACTGGAGCTTTAGTATTCAACCCTTGAGCTACAGAGTCTACATATTGCTTAGTAGCCAATTGCAAAGCTTGGGTAGGATCTTGAGTAACTGTGACTGTAGTTAAGCCAGCCAATGTCAATGAAGTCGCACCTAGAGCAGTTGTAGTTGTTCCAAGCGTAATTGAACTATTGGTCAATGCACTATTTGGAATATTAGTAAACGTATTTGTGGAGCCACTGATTGACTTATTGGTCAATGTTTGAGTGCCTGTCAAAGTAGCAACAGTACTATCAATACTGATTGTTTTTGCTACAGAACCATCATAGGTTGTGCCTGAATTTAACTGTAAACCAGTGCTAACAGTTAATGGATTTGTAGCAGTCGCAGTAATGGTTCCGCTAGCACCTAAAGCAACTGTTACACCATTGTATGTCACTTGTGGGTTTGCAATCTGAGCATTTGTAACAGTGCCGCTTAAAGCAGTTGTGGGAATTGTGGTTGATGCAGTCATGGCAGATGTGCCATTGCCGTATACATAACCAGTTAAAGTGGTTGCCCCTGTACCGCCATTAGCAACGTTTAATGTACCACCAAGGATGATAGCACCAGTACTTGCAAAATTAGGAGTAAAACCAGTAGTGCCTGCACTAAAACTTGAAACACCAGCACCAGAAATAATGGTTCCCCAGTTACTGTTTGCATAAGCTTCTAAAGAGTTTAAGTCTGTATTGTAACGAAGCATTCCGTTGACAGGGCTTGCCGCTCTTGCAGCTGTATTACCACTAGGTACTGAAACACTAGCCGACCCAGGAAGCACAGGATTGCTTGCTAAGCCTATGATCGGATTGGTATTTCCATTTAATACCGAAATCTGATTGGTTGTTCCTGCAACAGTAGCTACTGAAATTGTAGTTCCGTTGGTCTGTAATAATCCTGTACCAGAAGTAGTTGCAAGAGCTTGTACTAATCCCGTAAGTGCAAATGTAGGATTGCCACTAATGCCATTACCGTTGGAAATACTTAAGCCTAAGCCAGACACAGACAATGTTCGGCTAGTAACTGTAGTTCCGCTGTTCTTAACTATGATGCCTTGAGAGGCATTCTCTAAACTGCCTGATACTCCATTCAAGAAGATATTGTAAATACCTCCAGAGCCTCCATCAGAGGATCCTAGGCCTAATCCTGTACCGATGTATCGACTATTTGGAAGAGTGGACTGAGCAGTAACAGTTAAGAAAGTTTGAGTTAAAGACGGACTAGCAGTAATTGCACTAACAGTAGTCTGTACCGTTTGTCCATTTTGGACTATTGGTACTAACTCAGAGCCAGTAATGGCAGTCTGTGCTGGTGGAAGCTGCGAGATTCTTATATTTGCCATAATTAGGGACTCAAATTATCTAAATTTCCATCAATTGTATCCTCGGACTGCTCAGGTGCAATTCCCCACTCACCAGCAGTAGATGGAAGTGTTGGATCTTGATTTACATCATTTACAATATTAGGATCAGTTGTTAATGCATCATTATCTGGATTAAGCGGTGCATCAGGACGTGGAAACCGAATCGAGATCTTTTCAGGCTGTCTTGCAGGCAGTCTATAGGGATCACGCTCATCATTGCAACCAAAATTACATACTCTTAACCCAGGAATATTTCTATCATTACTAATATCATCATAGGCACGTTTCATCTTACACCTATCGCAGATAGCGATACTGAGTACCGTATTGCCACGAGTGTCTAACCAGATGCTCATTTTGTATAAGGACTTATGTTAGGTGCAAAGTAAATAGGAGACTTGTCACGCTCTTCTTGCTCAGCCATCATCCAGTATTTTTCAGCTTGCTGTTCACAATAAATAATTCTTTGTGGCTCTACATTTGGTAATTCCATTGCCATTTGATGAGCTAGCATATTCTGTACTGCTAAGTACCATCTTTGAGGAATCTCAATAGATCCAGATAAAGCGCCCACATCTTGAATATATCTGTGAGCCCAAACTACGATTTGTGGCGAATAGATTTGAGGTGCAGGCCATAAGTATATAGCAGGTTGAGGAATATTCCTGTCAAACCAGTATTGCAAAGGGTAGTTATTAGTAAAATTTTTGTTCGGCAAGTTGGTGTAATCATCACGATTCATTCTAGCCATTGGAATTTCAGTAGCATTGGATCCAAAAACTACTTGATATACACCCATATTAATACCAGATGTCTGCTGAATTCTCCAATACGGAACATTAGCAGAAGGATCGAGGTCATAATACAGCCATGTCCCTGAGACCCAGTTCGTGGCACCAGGGCTATACGCAGTTGTCCAGTTGGTGCCATCATTTGAGTATTGAATCTGTATTGTCACAGACCCACTGACAGCAGGTAGAATACCTACAGTTCCAATATAGACATTCTGCCCAGATCCGTTATTAATTCCAATAGAGCTTGTGTTATTTGTACATTGGCAAATATTGGTGTACTGACCATCAAATGCATATGAACCATTACCAGTGGTAGAATATCCGCCTGTAGTGTTCTGAGTAACAGTTCGATAGTTGGCATTTAGTACATCAACTACACCTGTGTTCAGATAGTACTGATAATGATCAGGAATTAATCCAAGTACATACTTTTGAATGCACCAATACTGAATACCTCTATTTGCCAGATTTGACAATAGATAGTACAGACTCTGAGTAGCAGCATTGACTTGTTCAACTGTCAAGTCTTCTGCTAATTTACCTGCTCGCCGAGCACCACTATCAATAAGTTGTTGAACAGTGATAACGGTTTGGCTTACTGTTCCGCTTGTACTCATTACCACCCTTTTATGTTGTGCTTTTTAGGCTTACCACCGTCTTTACAATGCCAACTTTTCAAGGATGCTGCTTTTCGTGTAGGTCGTCCTTTTTCATCTTTCATAGGACCTTTCATGCCTGACATTCTGGCACAAAATGAATCATGTCTAGGACCACTTGCTTGTGGCGGTTTTAAATGACTACCTGTTTCACGATTCACTTTTGCTCGACCTTTTGCAGTAAGGCCAGCACCTTGACTAGTAGGCTTCTTTTCACCTCGTTTAATAGATAGCTTAACATCACCGCCATGAGCCATCTTCTTAGACTGTGAATGCTTTAAATCATAATCTGTTGGAGCACCTTTACTTCCGGGCTTTCTCATATGCTCGCCTGAGCCATGCTTAATCCGTTCTTGCTTAGCATGAATATTTGCCCATAAACCAGGTAGTTTGCCACCGTCTTTTTTCTTAACAGATCGTTTAACAGAATAAGCAATGGCAACTGCTTGTTTTACAGGTTTACCTGCATGCACTTCTGCAGCTACATTCTTACTAAATGCTTTTGGGGATTTAGATTTGATAAGTGGCATGATTATGGGAATGCTGGGTTAACGTTATTGTTATTTGCAATTAATTTACCTGTGACGATTACTCCAGCAGCAATTGTTCCTGTACTAGTAACTAACTGCCATTGAATATCTGTCTTTTCACTATATGCAAATGGGTCTGATGCACGTGATGCCGTATAAATTGAAACAAATGGTTGTTGTAATACAGTTAGCTTCACACCAGTTACATTATTAATTGCCTGAACTTTATACGTAATAATTGTACTTCCTGTATAGCTATTTGAAGTATTTACTTCAGCTAAATCTAAATAAAATGTATAACCGGCAGGAACAGTGTATATCGTACTTTGTGACTTACCTATACCTACATTAATTTGTGCAACTACGTTAGAAGATTGCTTAAGAGTAATTGTACCTACATTGGTCGTTTGACCTGTGCCGGGTGACGTCATTAGCAAACTATTGACTCTAAAATAGCTATTAACTGTCGTAACACCAGCAGTACCGTTTAGCGCCAAAGTTTCAGAAATTGGATTAAAGCTTGAATCCAATCCACTAATAAATATTTTAGCACTTGTATCATCAGATGCTGACGTACTTACAAGCGTTAAAGTAGATGCTGATGTAATGTATGTATAAGTTGATGCATTTTCCCAAATAGGAATTGATGTTGTAGTTACTGATGACTGATAACCAAACAAACTTACCACACTATGGCCCATAATCTGACCACGAGCCACTTGCAAATCAAATGGTTCATATCGACCAGCACGTGTGACTGAAGCGACAATATTATTATTGCTCATAAATTCTCCAATTTAAAAAGCGGGGGATTGCTCCCCCAACCTTTTAGTAATTACACTTAGCCTTGCCACCCATTTTATGGTGTTTAGCATGACCACCATGTTTCATAGGATGACCGTCGATCTTGTCATGACCATGCGAATGCTTTGCAGCATGTTTGTGCATATGGGTATGACCAGAATCATGATGACCATGAGTAGTGTGATGAGCAACATGACCATGAGCATGCTTAACATGTCCACCTTTTTTGTAGCCAGCTGGTCCTTCTTTAATTTCACCAGTTCCAGCTTTCTTGGTAGGCATTTTAGCGCCGTCTTTCATGTCATTCAAGTAGCGTTTAGCAACATTCTGCGATACAGTACCGCCTTTTGCATAATGCTTCTTGCTATGACCGCCATGTTTATAACCAACACCTTCTACTCCACCTGTCTTGGTGTGAAAAGACTTAGTCTGTTTAGCTTCATGAACTTTATCTTGCACATCAATTTTTGGCTTTAATGCACTACGATCTTGAAAACGATCACCTTTAGCTGCCAAAGCTTGACCGCCTTTAGCATAGTGATGTTTAGCATGACCGCCACGTTTCAATTGCTTACCGCCTTCGTGATCAACAGGGCTTGTACCGCCTGCAGCCATTTTAGCCATGCGCTTGTGATGCTCATGCATTTTGTGATGATGCATAGATCCGCCTTCTGCATGTTTAGCTTTGTGATGCTTAGCCATTGCTTTGTGGTGTGCATGTGAGCCTTCAGGATGACCAGAAATACGATGAGCTTTACCACCGTGCTTGTAGCCAGGTCCTTCAATACCACCAGATGTGCCTTTGTGATGAGGTTTACCTTCACCTAGCAAACCGCCAACTGGAGGATTGTACATACCTGCTTTACCGCCTGCTTTTAAGCCACGATGAGCTTTACTAGCTTTCATGCTTTCATGATGCTTAAGTTCTTTTTCAATCTTATTCATTTCATGCATTTCTGCTTTGTGCTCTTTACCACTTTCAGCTTTACCACCTTTTTTGCGCTGAAGAAGGGCACCAGTTGGCATAGGAGGGCGACGTCCCATTACAGGACGAGGTGCCATTGCCATCATTGGATTTCCGCCCATGGCCATATGCTTCTTGTGCGCATGACCACCTTTTTTCATACCTTTACCTGCTTCATCAGCAGAAGGCTCGGTAGTCATTTCTTTTGGTTCACGACTAAATTTTGTTGCCATGATTAATTTCTCCTAATTAGGCTTGAGTAACGCCAAGAGCGCCAATTTGAGTAGCGTTTGGACCTACTGCAATTGCAGGCATATAAATGCCCATGACCAAACGATAAGTACCATTAGCATTTGAGCTAGGAGCATAAGTTCCACGCACATCACCAGTGGTTGAAGTTGCAGTACCTTGTACAGCGGCTACAAAAGTTCCTGTATCGTTTGCAATAGATTGAGCCCAACCAATATCAGCGATATAAGCCGCGTCTGTTGCACGAACTGGCAAACCGTAGATATTAGATACGCCAGCGGAAACAGTATTGGTATTGCTTACGCTTGGAGTAATGGAAACAACAGTCTTGAATGCTTTTTTACCATTTGTGGTGGTAGAAGCAGTTACAGGAACGCTAATTGCTTCAGTCATTGCTTGACCGTAAATGTCATAACCAGACACTGTAAATACAGAAGCTGTAATTGTAGAACCACCAGTTGTAATTGAAATAGTACGAGCTACATCAAGTTGATAAATGGTTGTACCAGCAGTATTTGTAGTCTTAGTTACGCCTGTACCTGAACCTACGGACAATGTCATAGCTGTGCTTGCTGTGGTAGCTTGAGCCGCGGCTAAGGCAGTTGCAGAAGGAGCAGATGGGCAAATATCGAATATATAAACACGACCTAATGGACCTACGCCTTGACCCATTGGGGAAGAATAAGAATTGATTGGTGTGCCTAAAGTTAAAGTTACAGTAACCGTACCAGAGCCAGAAGCACTGTTAAGGATAGCTGTGTTGAGTGTTCCAATAGGAGGGGTTGTGTAAGCACCACCAGTTGAAACGGTAACAGTTTGAACAATTCCAGCTGATACGGTTGCTACAGTCAATACTGTAGGTGTACCTGTACCGCCTAGAACTTGAAGGGTATCACCAACTGCATAACCACTAGAACCACCTGAAACTACAGTGGCAGCGGTAGCCGCGGTTGTATACATAAGATACTGGTCAGTACCCATGTAAGCTTGGGCTGAACCCAAGTATAAATCATCGCTAAATTGTGGCATGTTGTCTGCTCCATGAAAAGTATGACAAATGAAGTGGGGGATTAAGGCTCCCCCACATAACCTTTAATACATTAAGCGCCTGGTGTGCCGTACATTGCACGCCAGTCAGTCCAGCTGATTGCGTAACGCTCAGTCGCTTTGTAGCGCATAGAGTCAGTCTCGAAATCGCCTTCCATGGTCTTCTCCAAAGCACGACGCATTAGAAGTTTCATACCCTCTGGAGCATCGGTTTGAATCCACCAGTTAGTAGCTGAAGTCAAACGGCTAATTACAGTAGCGCCTTCTGGCAACAAACCAATTGATTTAATTGGGTTGATGTCGTTGTTAGCAGTACCAGTACGCAATACGCTCTTCAGCAATACTTCAGCTTGGAACACATTACCTGGTGCTACAACAATCTTCAAAGGCTGTAGACGGATTTTCTTACCGTTGTTGTCAACGGCTTGACGAATCTGAATCAACATTTGCTCTAAAGAAGTTTGGGACAAAGCAGCCGCTGTTGCCAACTGGTTGCTTGCTGTACCAACTGCTAATGGGTGAGCTGTGTTGATTAAAGATACACCGTCGCCACCTGTGTAGGAGCTATTAAACGCACGGTTCAGGATGTTAGCTGCCAAGGTTTCCTTAGTCTCAACCAAAGATTGAGCCAAGTGCTTAGCGTAAACCTGACCAATGCGGATGTGGTCACCGTCTTCAACCAGAACTTTGGTCAAAGCAAATGCCAAGCCGTACACATTGTAGATGTAGCGTTGGAGGAACAGAACACCACCTTGTTGGTATGAAACAGGTGAGCCATCAGGTAACTGAGGCGCTGCTCCAAATCCATAAAGGACAGGTTCTTCGTGGTAGTTGCGTGGAATACCAGCTTGCTCACGGAACACAGTGCTCCATTCGTCAGCTCGTTGGTCGTAAACTCCATCAAAACTTTCATTAAGGATTGGCTCAACAATTGAGCGGAAATCCGTACTACGCATTGGGGCTGCCATTTGTCAGTCTCCTAATTAAACAATCGAGGCATAGTTGCCATAGAATTGTGTGTTGACCAATTGGACACGAACGATAACATACGCATCCCCCCAGTTGTTGTCTGCATAAGGTGCAATATCAACAACACGCATCTGACCTGTGGTAGCACCGTTTGCAGTTGCTGTTGATACACCTAATGTAGCGGCTGATAAACCAGTTGTGGTAGAACCAGCAGTGATGTTACTAAATAAGTAAGTATCACCAATGGAAGTCTGAGCAATGGTCGCATCGGTCTGGATTTCATAAACGATGTTTAAGTCGTTGTAGAAATAAGCCACGATTTGTGTACCAGTTGTGCTGGCAGGCCAGTAATTGGATACACGACGACGACCAGTGGTATCAGTCCACTCTACACCAGCGAAAGCACCAGTAACAGTAGTGTTAGAGGTGGCTACAGCTGGAAGAATAGTACCGTTGGTTGATACACCTGTTTGGTTAGACGCTTGTCCATAGACAATTGGCTGACCTTTTAGGATGTTACTTGCAAAACCTGAAGCAATACCGTTGGCTAACGCTTGAGCCCGTTCCAACCCAGTTGGAAAATAGGCAGGGCGTAAACCAAACGGAGCGGATGTTGCGGACATATAAATTCTCCTTGTTAAAGAGCCTAATTAAATATAGGCGCTTTTACTGTTTGGTCAAAGTTCATGCCATCACCTTCAACTTGTCCAAGTCGTTTCCCGTTACTATCCTTAGTATTGAGCAACTGTTCCTGTTGAATCCTAATCTTCTCCTGTTCATCCATGGGAGCGTTATGATGCAACTCGGTCATCATCTCTTGATAAACATCGTTAGGGAGTTTATAGAGAATCATTTCGTTGACTGCTACTAAACCTGCATGTTCGCCAGATTTAACCTTGTAGTTCTCAAAGCCTGGCACTTCTTCGGCTTTTACAGGGGTGTATCCAAGACGCACACGCTTGTGTATTGGGTCGTATTGGTTAGTTGTTGATAACCAGCATAAGTGAAAACCCTTAATTTCGGGTGGGTTTGGAAGAGCTTCTTGAAGCCATTCCGAGCGGAACATCTTACGACGCTCATCAGAAGATACAAAACTTTCCTCAGGAGGTTGTCTCTCTAAGTCGCTAACTCCACGACTTTCACGACCTGCTGAAGTATTCTTTTTTAATCGATTGTCCATTTTTATTAACCTTTAAGTTTGTTGGTTCTGTCCCATTCCGCATATTTGCGAATGGCTTTTTGTTTGAGTTCTGGGTTATCCCACATGCCAGCCTCTTTCATGGCGGCGACACGGTCAGGACTGAGTCTAAACTCATTCCCTCTGGTGCTTGCAGTAGATTCCCTACCTGAACTCGTCACAACAGACCTCGGTCTTTCTTTACGGACACTTGAATCATTATATCCACGATTTACTTTTTGTGGTACATATTTTTCAAGCCTTTCATCTAATTCATCCCAATAATCGGGAGTTGATGGGTCAAAACCCTCTGCGGTTAACTTTTTGTCAATCATCATAGCGATTTCTGACTCTTCATTAGTACCGTGTGGGTTGTACCATGTATTGCGTTCCATCCAATCCGCTGCCAACTTTTGTACCATTGGGTCAGGGACATTGATGTTTTGGCGTGGCTGAGACATTTGTTTAGTAGCCTGAGTCTTTACGCTTTCAAGGGATTCTTGCTTGCGTTTAGCTTCAAACCACATTTCTTGAGCTCTGGTTAATGCTACGCCATCAGACTGAGCAACAGCTTCTTGCATCTTCATCTTAGCGTATTCAACCTGAACTCCAGCATCTTCGATAGCTTTATCTACTCGTGCTAATTCAGCACCAGAGGTTTTCTTTTCTAAGATAGCAAGGCGCTCAGCCAGCTCTTGATTTCGTTTGGTTAAGAAAGTAACTTGGTGATTTGCTTGATTGTAGCGTTCACGACTAATTTGCTTCTTAAGCTTGCGTTCTTCACGACGCTGAGCCCGCAATTCCTCACGGTCAACATCATGCTCTTGACTAGGTTCAACATCCTCATAGCCATCTTCACGATACTCAGATTCGGGTTTACCCTGATTTTCTTCTTCTACTGCTGGTGTTTCACCTTCTGGCAGGGTTACTAAAGCAGAACCATCCTGCTCTTCGTCAACCTGCATTTCCATCTTTTGGGTTGGGTTCATACAGTTTTCCTTTCAAAACTTATAAAAATGCTTTAATGTCACGGGGGTCGCCAGTGACTCTACCGATGAGTTCATGGTCATTGAAGAAGGTAAATAACGCCTTCCCAGCAATTCCACGGTCATCTTTAAAGTCAATTTCCCAACGGTCACCGCCCCATTTAGGCACTCGAACAAAATCTCCTACTTGCGCCCATGCACCTTCTGGCCATGGCTCCATGGTGTCACGCTTCTTAAAGGCTAAGTCACCGATAGCAATCACCTTTCCAATCATGGTGTTCCACTTCTCAGTTTCCTTAACTTCTTCAGGAATATAGATTCCGCTGGAGGTTACCTTCTCTTTTACTGCCCTTAATTGAACAAGAACTCTAGCTCCAAATGGAGCCATGAGAGGGTCTACTACTGGAAACGCTTCTTCAAGCGTCTGTTCTGCATCACGAGCATCAAAAATCTTTGGGTCAAGTGGTACAGTTTTATCTGCAAAAATCTGAGACACAATGTCATTTCTCGACATTTTTTTCCTCATCTAAAAGTTGGTCAATAGTCACCAAAACCTTCTGGAGACCCACATATTCACCGACAAGACGCTGGTAACTATCAAAACTTGCACAATTTCCGTTTGCCATCGAAACCATTATGGCTTCCTGTTGCTTCTTGACTGCATGAATTATTTGATTAATTAAATCCATTAACGACCTCTAGCACCGCCACCTTTTTTCATCGTAGCAATTTTGCCCGTTGGTTTAGGTAGTGGACGCTTTTGACCGCTGTCATTAATTAATGTTCTAATTTTGGATTCTGGGTAGGCTCCAATCTTATTAACATTCTTTTGATGGCTAATTTCAGCTGGAGCTTTTACTTCTCTCTCACCAGAAATAAACCCACCCTTAGCGTACTTCTTAATTTTTCCACCTTTTTTAAGGTGATTTGCTTCGCTCTCGCCACCCATGGCGATACGCTTATGCATATTGACTGCT